ATTTAGTTATACCTCTAATTATTAGAGGTATTAAAGCTAATAGAATGCTTTAAATCAATCAGACAAAAATATTTTTATATGGATTTAAAAAAACAATGTCCTTTTTTCGACATAATATGAGGCAATAAAAAAGGAGGGTTCTTAGCCCTCCTCCTTTGGCAACCCCTCACACCACCACACCAAATCTGAAACTTTAAACTGCCTTATTTCAGAAAGCGACCATGACGTGTGAGAAGCCAAGCCGAGTACATACGATCGCAAAACCGCAGCACTCATGCAGTAAAAAGTTTAAATGCTTCCTGAATACGGCGATAATCTTTTAAAGTCGCACCTTTAATATTATCTGGCGCGACGCTGCACAAATTGGCAAACATTGCAATTTCTTGGTTGGCTTCACTCTGCCCTTTGGCCTGCATCTCGGCAACTAACATGTCCTGTACAGTAGGCTCACGCATGGTCAGCACTTGCACATTAGCACTATCAATCGTGATCGGTTTGTTCAAACTGATCTTATAGCCCTCAGGGCATTCCACGATATATTCTGGTAATTCTGCTACTGTCATTTTTACATTCCCAATGCTGAACGGATGTCTTGTAAAACATCCACGCCATTAATGATACGCACCATGTTGATCACATCCACTTCATGCACAACCTGACCGCCAATGGTTTGCTTGTAATACGTGAGAGATAAATCATATTTGTCCTTTGGCGGCTCACCTGGTTTAGATGTACCCTGCGCAATTTTGATAATCTTGCCGCGCATTTGATGCTCAACTGCGGTCACTGTACCGTCAAAGCTTTCCATCGCTTCACGGATTGTGAAAGCGGTTGATTTACCTTCACGTACACCAAACAGTGAAAGTACATCCCGATCATGCGAATTAAGCGTGAAATCAGCAGTCAGCTTTTTCATGCCCACTGTAATATCTATCGGGGCATCCATACCGCCCGCACGATATTCTTCTGTTTCTAACTCAAGTTCTGGCGGATTACATTCATCTGTTTTACCCGCATGGCCTTTACCATCGACAAAAATATTAAAATTCTTGCGAATATCCTTTGCTACTCCGCTCATGCTTTATACCTCACGCAAAAATATCTTTGATATAGTCGTCCACAAGATGTGAGCGGAAGACAATGTGTTCGGCTGGATATACTGGGGTAAAGTCAAAATCAAAATAGACTTTGCCAGATTTAATCACATCAGCCGTATTTAAATCAGGATCTGCCCAACATTCACCGCCAAGAATGGCCCCAATGTTTTTAAGATAACGAAGGTAGTTATTCACGCCTTCAATCACATCAGACACATAGTTTTTGGTAATGCCACGATCAACCGCCCATAGATGTGCAGCTTTGAGCGACTCATCAATCATATCTGCGGTACGCACCACACATAGGAACTGCCATTTAGCATCTGTAGATAATGTGCGATTGCCCCATAAACGATACCCGTTTTGACGAATAATAGTGGCCACATTTTTTTCATTGAGCAGATTTGCACGACAGTTTGCGTCACCCATGGCAAAATCAATGGCACGAGCTGTACCAATAATGCCATTAATTTCCTGATTTGATGGAGACCACCACCACCCCCGCTCATTATCAGACTTGGCAATCAATCCTGCGACATGCGCGCTTGACCATGATGTAATGGTTTCACCTGTTGTTCCAGTTTTCTTAGACTTAGGATCGACCAAAAATACTCGTTTAGAACCGAAGTCTTTCGCGTACGCAATCGCATCGGCATCATTAGTATTTGGACCATCAGCAATAATGACCGACTTTAAACGTTCTGCAATACCAATCAGTTCGGCAACAACTGGATTTGCAACTGCTGGGTTTTGCCCTTGTGCTGATGTGCGTGTGTGTGTGAAACCAGGTGCAATCAAAATTTTGGGTACAAAGCCTAAAATATTTTCTGCTGATAAGAAGCAATGCACCCCTTCATAGTCACCATTGGTTGCATCAACACCACCTAAAATATTGGCAAGTGTCAAAGCATCTGATGTACCTTTTTCAACTCGTACCACAACCACCACTGCACCGATCTGATCAAAGATCGAATCAATCGCATCAGGTAATGTGCCAGTCAAACCAAGTTTTGCAGCTTCTGTACGCGAACCCGCAATAAGTACTGGTGTATTGATTGGAAATAAAACTGGATCGGCCTCTGGTGCAGTACCAATA